AAATATTTTTTAGTTGCTGCCATTGATCCACTTCTCCAACTCAGGTTTCAACATCACACCAGACTTACGCTTAACTTCAACATTCTCGTCAAGCATAACCATCATTGGAATTCCTCTGATATTGTAATGCTGGACTATCCAACTATTGGTTTCGTTGTCGATATCAATTTCTTCGATGATAACATCAGTATCAACCTTCTTTAGTTCGTTTGACAGGGTCTTGCATGGTTGACACCAATCAGCATAAAATTTCAATACTCGTCTCATTGTTACCTCTTAACTGTTACGCCAACGCTCTTTGTAGCTGACGAAGTTGATACAATAGTCTTTGATCCTTGGCTAGAAGGAATTGATTCTGTTCCAGTAGAATTGTAAGCAGTTGCATAGAATGTATGCACACCTGCTCCCAGATTTGTAATCTGTATGCTATTATACTGCGAATCGATGGTAGAACGCAAGACATTTCCACTAGTTAGTACCTCATATATCCTGAATCCAGCTAAGTCTGTAAGCTGGGATCCATCCGAATTGATATATGGAGGTTGCCAAGATAGAGTAGCAGTGCTATCAGTTGAAGTAGAACACTTTAGAGAGTATGTCGTGGAATAAATGATTGGACCAACGGTCTTTGTTCCAGATAATCCTACAGTACCATTCCAATTAGCATCGACTGGAATAGAAGATGCTGTGCATACATTTGCTCCAGTCGATGACCACGTTAGGGTTGGAGTTACTGGAGCACGACGAGAATTTACAGTAGCAGATAGATTGACAACTGGCGCTGCAATAGAGACGCCAGTTGTCATCACACAAACAATCATAGCAATCAAATTTTTCATAACAATCACCTATAAATTAGTTAACAGTAAATGATGCTGGAGCAGCGGGCTTCTTCTGAACAGATAGTGAAACAGTCTTGTTTGCAGACTGAGTGGCTACGATAGTCTTTGATCCTTGATTCGAACCAGCAGACTCTACACCACTTGAATTGTATGCAGTAACATAGAATGTGTGAGTACCAAGGGAAAGATTAGGAACAGTCGCAGAGGTTACAGTGCCACCAGCGATGGTGCTAATGAGAGTGGGAGTAGTTCCTACCATTTCATACACCTTGAATCCGCTTAGATTCGTGACTGTAGTTCCATCCGTATTCAGCGTTGGAGCTGTCCACGTAAGAGTTGCAGTCGTATCTGGTGCTGTCGTACATGTTAGGGTATATGTCGTTGGCACAAGAATTGGAGTAACTGCAAGAGTTCCTGATGTTGCTACAGGTCCTGTCCACTTAGTATCCGACGGACTCGATGATGCAACACAACTAGCTACACCAGTCGAGGACCAGGTTAGCGTAGGAGTGATTGGTGTAATTAGCGTATCTGTAGCTGCACTAAGCGTAACAGTAGGTACAGTCTGACTGAAAGCAACTACTGGTAGAAGTGCTAATAGAGTGAATAACTTTTTCATCCTGATTTCTTTTCCTTTTCGTATTGAAGTGTTTTGTCCATAAAATAATACATAACACCAGCTAAACACAGTGATAATGTAAACATGAGAGCAATTGCCAACATAACCTATCCTTCACATGCTATGCAAACATCGTCTTCCTTTGCCAGTGCCTTGAGATCGATTTCCTTTATCACTTCTCGCTCGATCTTCTTAGCAACTCTATCTGCCTTTCCAATCTTCTCAGAACGGCAATAGTACATCGTTTTGCAACCCTGCTTCCAAGCTTGAAAGTGAACAGCATGGATGTACTTGATAGAACTGTCTGGTCTAAAGAAAACGTTTAGACTCTGTGCTTGATCTATATATTCTTGCCTATCAGCGGCATGTTGAACTACCCAACGCTGATCGATTTCCATTGCAGTCTTGAACACTTCCTTTTCATCATCAGTCAACTCATCGACCTGATTGACCGAGCCATCGTTAGCAATGATCTGACGCCAGATATCCGATAGCTTTTCTTCATCAGAAACCTTTTCCTTCAATAGTGCATCGAGGAAACGATTCTTGTTGAGATGCGCACCCGAAAGAGTATCCTGACGATAAGCATTCGCACGATAAGGTTCAATGCTTGGGCTAGTGTTATTCATGAGAATCGAACTAGAGGCATTCGGTGCGATAGCTTGCATATGACTGAACCTACGTCCAGTTCCCTTAGCGTCTGGGGCTTCACCGCGTTCTGTACCAAGTTCAAGATTAGCTTCATCAAGCTTCTTCTTGATATGCTTGAAAATTCTATGGTTAGCACTTACTGCCAAAGCTGATTCCCAAGGCAGTGAATTTTTCTGTAAATATGCGTGAAAACCCAAAGCACCAATACCGATGCTGCGTTCACGGCTAGCAGAATATTTTGCTCTTGATATGCTATCAGGAGCATTAGTAATGAAATAATCCAAGACATTATCGAGCATCTCAGCCAAGTCCCGAAGAAACAGTTTGTTATTTTTCCAAGCATCGTAGTGCTCCAAATTTACGGAAGACAAACAGCAAACAGCAGTACGCTTATCATCGGTAGGAAGAATAATCTCAGAACAGTTATGTACTAGAATTCCATTTGCGTAGAAATTGTGCGCGTTCTCCACAGTGACATCATATACTTTTTCTTTTTTAGTTAGTCTTTCAATTCTTAGCATGTTTTCCTCTACTAAATGTTCTACCTCTAGTATATCCGCTAGGAGGCATATCGCTCATATTTAATTGGATATCCGACGACCCATTTGTATACCAGCATTTTTGTGAATTATTTTTCCTGAGTCGATCTCTTAACTCTGGCGACCTATAGTGATTTATGATATGTAGATTTAGGCGTTTAGCAATTTCTTCCTGACAAACTCCCCATCCACCGCCATTAAATCTATAACTTCCCTTAAAAATATTTGGGAAATTCGGAATCATAGATTTAATAGTATTAAATGACGGAACAAATGTATATTTTTCTTCTGTCAATTTTATACAAGCCATAGTCACCAATTCGTCATCTGTATATCCAGACCACTTACCGTTTCTATTTCCTTGCACGGAATCAGTCACATTCATTAACCAAGAATCATATTTTTCTTTAGGTACGATCCATCCTCCACAACCACCTTTAGTTGAATTATATCCAACATCAAAATTCATTGTATTGTGTTCAGATATTAATTCCTCTTCAACTTTTCTTACAGAATCTATGTCCCCAGAATAAACTTGTTCGAACAGAAACGCATCTATACCATGTTTTCTTATGGCTTGATGGAATCTTAAATTCGATCCTTGTTTAGCAGAACTAGCATGGGCTGCTTTTCGCTGTTCAAGAGTTCTTGATGTTTGCCCGAAATATATTTTTCCATTGATGTTATTTGTCGCTCTATAAACTATTGCCATCATAATCCCCAATTCGTCGGTAGTATTATATTTATCTTCCGACGAATTTCAAGGAATCATTTTCCGTCAATTCTCCAGCCTTCACCCAACCTCTATTAGTAGTGTATATCTGATGATCTTCGGTGCAAGTGATACTATATCCAGTATCTTCATCTGTGATTTTCATCACTTCCGCTTCAGGGTTGGTCATACCCCAAGCAACAATCGGGAAAAAATCATCGCGACCTGTTGTAAGGTCTCTGCCCCAAATAAAGCACTGTCCGATCTCATTTAGGTAATTTCCAACTTTCTCAATCTCACAATCAATAATTTCACCAGAAGGAAGTTTAATTGTTACTTCGGCATCGGCAGTAACGCATAAATTGGACTGCTTGATTGAAAGACCCAGATCCTTCTGGAACTGAGGCATAGCACGATTAGATGTATCGATGAAGTGTAGATAAGGCTCACCAGTCTGCATACGCATTTCTAGAATACGCTGCCAAAGATCCTTAGCAGATACAGTCTCTCTCACAGAACCATCATGCGGATCTTTCAGATCCCATGAGTCATCAACATCATGTTCCAACATGCACTTCTCGATAATGTGCATGAAGTCATCAGTGATATTGATGCCGTGATGAAGATTCAGGCAACGCATGTTCTGGTCGCCTGTGGGCTTTCTCATTTCTAGGAAAAGAAGTATATCAGGATGACTAATATCAAGATAAGCGGCATAACTGCCACGACGAGTGCGACCTTGACGATAAGCAAGCGAACTAGCGTCGTAGGTACGAAGATGAGGCATAACACCGACAGACTTATCATCAGCAGAGCGGATCCCAACACCTATGCCAACTCCGCCGCCGAGCATGGAAAGCCAATTGACCTCAGCGAGACAGTCAACGAGTCCTTCTGATGAGTCGTGGAGATAGGGGAGAAAACATGAGATTGGGAGCCCACGTTTGGAACGCCCGAACGATAGAATCGGAGTTGAGTAAGAAAGCCACATCCTTGATGCATAGTCATATAGTCTTTGAGCGTGGTCTTGGTTTGATGCAAAGGCACTTGAAACATAAGCAAACCTCTCTTGTGGTGAAGTCTCAGATTCCATCATATAGGACTCTCTCATTCTAGTAAGTCCTAAGTTATCGAATAGGGAATCTCTAGTCAAATCAATGTCGATGTTGTATTTGTTGGTCATGGATTATCTCTGATTTTTGCCTTAGGTGCTGGATATATATTTGCTTCTGGACTTGATTGTTGTGTGCTAGTTGATCTTTTATTCATAAGTCTAGTCGGGCATTGTGGATGAGCGCATACATGACCTAAAGGCTCTCCATTCGAACAAATACCACACACTTCACACCCTAATGGGAAGTCATACTTCTTTGGTGTAAATTGATTGAATGGTTCACATGCGCTAAGTAATTGCTTTTCTATAGCTGCCTTAGCTGCTTCCCAGCCATCATCAAATCCCTTTTGGTAGTCTGTTCTTTCATCCATAATCAAATCTTCTTGATAGTAGGAAAGACTTCTGCGATGATTTTGCCACACTCAATAGCAACTTCTCGATGTTCCTTTTGAGTTCCGTTATCCGATCGGAGTTGGATGTAGTGAATCCATGAACGAAGAGTCCCTGCCATATAGAGTCTTGATTCAATCAGACCTTCTGGAAGAACAGCGCGAGCCTGTTCTTTAGCGATACCGTTGTTGATTGCCCAATCATACACATTCTTAGCATGATCGGACAATAGAAGCTGTCGACCTTCCCATTCTTCCTGAAGTTCCCAATCGTTGACTTCGATACTGTTCTGACGATTCTTCGTGTCCTGAAGTCTAGCTTCGCGCTTTACGAAGTTTAGATCTTTAGTGGGATCAGCATAACGCTGTGAAAACTCCTGGAAGCTAAAAGAACGATGGCGTAGAATCTGTCGAGCGATATCTCGCGTAGTCGTAATCTCTAGTGTCAGAGAGACCATTTCTAATGGGCTCCAGTGCTTGTTTTCGATAAGGTATCTGATAAGCTTATCATTATCAGGATTGTTCTGATTGGCAGGATTACTCACGCGAGCGCAGTATGCTACGATATCCTGCAGACTCTCAAAGTTAGTCTCACTCCAAAATTCATCCGACACTTGACTAAAACACACTAATCGCACATTCATACTAACACCTCTTCCAATTCATAAACTTCAATCTTGCAGCTGGACCTTTATATATGTTGTTCTCGATAGCAGACATGTAATCGTATCCAGAAACAGCCATATCGTTAATGTCTTTGAATTCAACATCAGATGGCCAGATTACTACCTGATGACCAGCTTCTACAGCTTTACCTATTTGTGATACTATGTCTTTATTACGAGGCTCATTGTCAAAAATGAGGACACAGTCACTACTGCCCAAATATTTTGGAACACTGCCCAAGTTACTATCGCCACTGGCAACACAATTAGGAACGAAGAAGGAATCGAACTGCCCTTCGCAGACATAAATCCTAGCTTCGCGTGACACTCTTTGCAGTCCGAATAACTTTTTTTCATCTGTTACCTTCACAGTCATATAACGAAGTCTAGTAGAATCTCCCAACGCACGACCTGCTACATTGGTGACTTCACCAGACTCATTCTTATATAGAAGAACTATGCGATCATCCTCAGGGAGATCTTTCTTATTGTGGTCAGGAAAGTCCCTGTCCATGAATTCCTTGAAGTTCTCAGTATAGTATATTTCGTTCCAAAAAGCAACTGGTATTCCACGTGTTTCGATGTATTCTCTCGCGTAGTGATCTTCTGGTAGAGAGTCGATTGACTCCAATGAAATTTTAGATATCTTGGCGAATTTCTCTAGGGCATTACCTCTGAGTTCATCAAAAGTCGGTTTCTTATAGTTGGAATGTCCATTGTCGCCAGCCGCATACCTCTCAAGCACATATTCTTTGTATGACGTTTGGTCTATCGATTTCAGGAAGTTGCCGAACGTGGTAGAAACCGCGCAGTTGTGGCATCTGTAATAGTAATCATTACCCTTGCGATAAACGTACCCGCGAGCCTTGATCTTATTCTTCTTAGAATCTAAGCAGAATGGGCATCTGAAATTGAACAGGTCGCTGTTCTTTTGCTTATATAATTCCAGTTTATGGGAAACCATACCTAGGAACTTCCGATCAACATACACACTCATTCACATCACCAATATCACAGTAATGGTACTAGTATACACCGTACCAAAGCAAAAGTAAACTACTTACTACTATTATGTTCGTAGTGGTTTTTCAGGTGTTCTTCTAATGAAAAAACTCTCTTTTCCAGGTTATCTATCCTAGAATCCCTAGAAAGAATAGCATTCGATAGTGCTGTATCCACATTATCACTTCTATAACTCTTATGCACAACATCATAAACGATGAACATACACGAAATCGCAACAGCATAAGATAGAGCATCTAATAGGGTGAATCTTTTTTTCAAACATATTAGTGTCCTCCACTAATTATATCCAATTTCGAAATTACCCATCCAACAACAGCAGCTCCTCCCATAACAATCCAGCGCCATCTATTCAGTTCGTCAATTTTCTTATTTTCTATTCGATGCTGCTCTTTCATATCAGATCGCATTCTTTCGATCTCCGACATGATCTTCTTCTCAACATCTTCTATCTTAGAATAGACGTCCTTTAGATCATTATGTGTGGCGGATCTTCTATCTTCTACCATCTCTTCCAACTTATCTAATGTAGAATCAAATCGCTCATAGTATTCCTTATAAAAAGATGTCTTTTCTTTTAGACCAGCAACATCCTGCTCAAGTCTAGCTGTTCTTGACTCTAGATCGTGTCGCTTATCGTCTATGTATCTAATAAGCGAAGTTTGTGAAAATTTATCCGTATCAGAACTCATTTCCACGGCTTCTTCAGTTTACGATTTTCGTTTTGCGCGTCAATAGATTTCTTTGTCTCCAAGAAATATTGCTGCAGGCTTGTTAGTTGCTGGGCGTTTTGGAGACAGATGGAGTAGTTTCCAAGGATGACTGCAAGGGCTTGATTGTCTTTAGTATCTGAGGCGGTCGCATCAGTAACTCTGGCGGAGTCTGGTAGACTATTTCCGGGACTAACCGCTTGGTCATGAAGGTACACCCAGCCATTAGATAGATTGTACTGAGAAGGAACAGCATTCTTGGCTTGATCGACATAAACATACTCTTTCTCCTTGACAACCTTTATCTTGTCAACATATTCAATAACAACCTTTTCTTTGATTTTTGATTGTTCTTTTTCTAGATCTGCTTTTAGCTTTGTTGCTTCATCAACAAGAGCCTGTATCTTAGCTTCACCCTCAGCAGTACCAACATCATGTCCTTTCTTGAACGTATATCCAAATATGCCAATGACTGCTACAGTCGCGGCAATGATTTTGAAATGTGTTGGTATTAGCGATATCATTAGTTACACCACGATTTCTTTGCGCCGCCATTGTAGGCTCTAGCTAGATTGTTTTTGATTAGTATGCTGCTAAGTTTTTCGCCATCAATGAGTACATCACCAAGAACTCTACCACCGTATTTGTCCCAGTCCTTTACTTCTATCTTCACGCTACTCGCTTTATTTAGAGTCTGACGAACGAATGCAGATGCAGCTAATCCAGCAGCAGCTTCTTTCTCACACTTTGCTCTAGGTGCTTTCTCAGGTGTATCTACTCCAAGGATTCGAACTTTCATAGTCGAACCTAATTCTGGAGGCAGATAATTGGCTTCGACAGTTACAGTGTCGCCATCCACGACACGAACTACCTTCCAATCATATGGATTAGATAATCCGATAATAGGCAATAGTAGTGAGATTAGAAGTAGGATTCTCATTATTTGCCTCTAGGCGTAAACTTCTCTAGTGCTGCACCGCCGATGCCAGCGATTACAATATACATCATGGATTCATACATGAATTCCAAAACAATCTTGCCCCAGAACATGTTTGCGACAAATCCAATTGCACATAGTAGAAATGCTATAGATGCTATAAGTCTCTTTGATGATAGACCACCGTCTACATCGGACATAAACTCTCTTGCCGTCATCTGAATTTCCTTTAGCATAAAACCTCTTTTAATTTCTCATAGTATTTCTTACGCTCATCAAGCCCAATAGTGCCGCCATTTATTCGCTTAGTCATATTTATAATATCGTCAGAGTCGCAGTAAGTATTTATACTATTCTCTGTCCAAAACCAAATTGCCGACTGAATAGCACCTGAAGGTGTTTCAAGATAAGCAGGATTAGTCAGTAGATGTTGTTTGATTGCAACACCACATTTATCGTAGTTTGTCTTTCCAGTTAGCTGAATAAGACCTCTGCCTCTGAACGTGAACCCGTCGCCAGAAGCTTCGTCTCCGTTACCCATTCTATTAGCATAGACTCTATTGCCAATTTTGATAGGATTACGCTCATACATGACAGCGGTAGTTTCGTCTGGAAAATACTTCTTGAAAGTACCCATCAAACCCTTCGCGCTGTAATTTAGATTCTCCACAAAATGATTGAATGATCCAGATTCATGTCCACATTGAGCCAAGAATCCAGCAAGCCTATTCTTCGTGTTGATGTCTGATCTAGCCAGTTCGAAATTCAAAGTCTCAATGAATCGATCCAGTTCTAGGTTCTTTCTAGCTAGAGGAAAGACTTGGAGTAGTTGTTCTTTTGTAATCATTTTATCTCGCTACTTGAGTGACTGTTAGAATCAAAGATGGTATCGCTGGACCAAATGAGGTTAACGTAGATCCTTTTACTTTTAGAGATACGTCAGAGACAGCCCACATCAACTGAAAAGAGTCGCCAGCGCTCATGGGCAACACAAAATTCCAAGAGGGAACAATGTTGCCATTATTAGTGTTGACTGTAAATATAGAAGCTGAGTTGGGAACATCTACTCCATTCTTTCTAGGCCAAATATAAATGTCAGACTTCGATGATGTTAGTGATGTCACTTGTAACGAAAATTGATAATTGTATAGTCCAGAGTATTCGGCAATGATGTTGTTATTAGATCCTAGTACGTGTCCGCTAGAAAAATCTGTGTTGTTTATATGCACAACTGTTGGAGTATCTATAGCTGATGCAACATGGTCATTTGCTCCAATATCACTGAAAACTCCATAGTACAGTCTAGGATACAATGTTGGTCTAACTAAAATAACACCAACAGATGGATCTTTCTTCACGACAACTGCGATGGAGATAGATGCATTTGGAGGTGTAGGTTTTATGTTTGTCATCTTACCTGGAATAGTTGGATGCATCCAGAGTAGATCTCCCTGATTCCAAGTTTCTGATACATCTGATCCTGTTGTATTCATGTCATGTACTTTACCCAATACAGTAACTCTGCCCACATTGTTATTTGCAACGTCGGCGGTCATTACACCTATTGTGAATATAGGATCGAACGTAGAGTTTGCTGTAGCCAGTACAGCCAGAGGATTATCGTCATCAATACCTCCAAACGCAACAACTGTGCCATTCAATAAAGTAGAACCAGACCAATTTGTAATTTTGATGTACTGCTCTAGTCCAACCTGAAGATTAGTTCCATCTGATTGTCTAATATCTAAACAATCTTCTGTATTATTCCAAGCAAGAGTTCCTTCTGGTGGTTCATAAGTTAGTGGTGCAGTATTCAACTCGATGTGGTTGATGTCTCTTGGTACTGTATGATCGTCTAAGTCAGCAAATCGAACAACACCGGTGCCACCTCCACCCCAAGAAAGAGTGCCCATCTTTTGCATAACTTCGGATAGCTGTTTTCGAATTCCATCAATCTCTTTAGACTGTAGATTCGGTAGAGTGCTTTTAGTAAACTTAGGATTAGAAAGAGCGTTCATGGTTTGTTGAACGATATCTTGACTATCGGGAACAATATTAGTTTTAGCTGAGTCATTAGGAATAGAATCAGCTTCAACTAGAACCTCTTCTTTTAGGATAGGAGCAGTAAAGAACTTCGTATTGAGTAGTTCCTCTTTGCGAATAGACTCTTCCAGATCCAAGTCTGGCTGACCCATATTCCTTGCCATTCTAGCAAGCAGTTTCATCTCATCAAGATTTTTCATCACTTCGTCTTAGTTTTGTTTCTGAAATCTTTGAACGTAATTAGCTTCTTACGCTTCAGGACTGGTGGCTGACTTCTTACAATAGGACTATCTGGTGGAAACCCAGCTATTCCAACTCCAGTGTTCATCGCTGGCGCATCTTCTTTGATTTTGTTTGACATTATTCCAATCCTAAGTTACAATAACTGTGTTGTCTTTCAGAGATAGGACTATAGATTTCTTAAAGTATCTGCTATAGTTGTATCTATAGGAATATCACTTGATCTAATGTTAGTTCCTTTGATACCGACAACGATATCTGGCATAGCATTTAGTAGCACTAGAAATGTTTTCAAGCTAGAATAGTCCTTTTCATCTAGCTTATAGAATAGCAATCTAGTCCCAGCTTCAACACCGAACATATTGTAGATGATACTGATATGATTCAATATCAGATTCCTTCTCAATTCACCGTTTACTCTGTATCTCTGGAGTAATCGTTTGACGTACATGAACGTCCTATAATCTTCATTGAACTCACTCTTGATATAGTTATCGTAGTGCTTGATAGCGTATATCAGAGCAGTTTCATCATTTAGATCTTCTGTCATGCGTACTCTGAATCGTTTCCACTATCATCGTCTCTTCTAGCAGGTGGAGTCCAAGGCTTCTGTTCCTCAGTCTCAGCTTCCGACTCTTCATCATCTTCGTCCATAGACATCAGGTCGTCCAACTCTTCTTCGTCTACGATTTGAGCGTAGCCTTCTACTAGATTGTCGTCGCCTGGATTATGGCAGATATAGAGATAAAGACCACTAGTTCCTAGTGTATAGACTGTCTCAGCTTCTTCCGATAGCATAGGCATTTCTACACTTGCTGGTAGAATTATGCCATATCTCTCAGCAGTGCCACGAATTGCATTCATAAAAACTGAACTATTTGAGAAAGGATTTAGAGTGATTGCATCTAAATCTTCATTCAGCTTATCGACATGAGATTCTAGAATAGAAGAGTCTGTATCGATGTTCAGTTTTTCTTGTTCACTTAGATAGTCTTTGAAACTAATTATTGTCATTGTCGTCTCCAGCAGTATGTGCGCCAGGCGATCCTTGATCGTGGTGGGTTTCAATCGCAGGCTTTGTATTTATCCTGTTCTTGATGCCCTTATACTTAGCTATGATCTTTTCGGCACGACTGATGTCAGGATCCTTTTTAGATCCCTTGGAGACTTTTTTAGCTTCCTTGGATGCTTCTTTGGAAATATTCTCCATCACTTACCTCTTTTCGCGCTATAGTATGCACCTAGAGCCATATTCATACGCTCTTTCTTGCTTTTACCAGCAAACTTAGGATTATCCGAAGCTACGAAGTCGCTGATCCACTCAGATGGTGCATCATACTTA